CAGACTTGTAGAAGTCATAAGAACCTCTTCTGAAACCAGAGAAACCTAAGTTTAAAGCCATGTCTTCTTCGTTATCAAAAACTCCGAAAGAAGCACCTCCAGCATAACCACCGTTGATACCAGCTAGCATGTCGTCCATCGCTAAAGATGTAGATCGGTCAACAAACATCATGTTTTCCTCAATAGATCCTTGCTTGTCAAACTCAGCCAATATAGCATCAAACTCAGCTAAATCAGTAGCCCAGTTAACACCGCTAATACCAGATGTCATATTACCTCTAGTCTCAATAGCGTTAAATAAACCTTGAGTACCATATAAACCTTCATTGTCAGTTCCTAAGAAATTATCAACACCTGTAGAACCTGAAGAGATAGTTGCGTCAACTGATTCAAGCATTGCCATTTCTAAGTAGTCTGCAAAACGAGTTCTAGTATCTCCTTCAGCTTTTAAATACCACATGTAACCTGATTGTCCATCTTCTCCAGAAATCTCAACCCAACCAATAGCAGAAGCATCAGATCCAGAGATCTCGTACTTGTCTTTTAATATAATAGGTTTGTTTTTGAAAGTTTTGAACTGTGGAGTGTTAGCGCCACTTCTACCAGTGTCACCTTTTTTGTACTCAGATCCATAAACAAGTACCACGATAGCTGTTGAACCACCGATAGCAGTTTGTAAATCAACCGCGTCGTAAGTAGCCACAGTAACTGTTGCTCCTGAAACATTTGTTACAATTGCTCTAGCTGTTTTAGTAGTGCTAGTCATTATAACCATATCGTTAACTCTAATACCATGATTAGCACCTGCTGTTTGACCATCAATATCGTTACCGACATCAAAAGTTTCGTTTGACCCGTGCGTAGTCGCGTTATAAGATAAGTGTAATCTACCTTGTTCTGACCAGATTACTTGGTCTGAAGCCATTGCTTCTTCTGCTCCAACTTGAGAAAGAAAACCTGCGATTGATCTGTTTCCAAATACTTCAGCTTCTTTTTCCATTAAGTCAGGCAGGTATTGCTGTGCCCACCCTGCGGTAGCTTCAGCTGTAAAATCTATGTAGTTTGTAGATAACGTTTGCTTTTGTGGAAGCGCAACGCCATTCAAACTACCTCCTGGTGTAATTGCCATTTTTTGTAATTTTTAAATTATTAATTATTTTCTTTTTTTGAATCCAAATTTAGCAGTTGTATCATTATCTAAAGCTCTAACCTTCATACCACCAGCCTCAATTTCGCCATGAGATTGTCTTGGTCCCATATCAATATTTTTAACATTTGTAGTACTTTCTTTTAAAGCATCAGCTTTACCTTGTTGGTAAAAATGATTAGCGATATTGTCAGCGTTCATAGCAGTAAAAAGACCCTTGTGATAACCCTCAGCATCTTCCATTGTATTATTTTCGTTTAGGAACTTCCCAACAAAATTATTAATGTCGCTTTGAGTGTCTTTAATCTCATTTCCGTTATTAACGTTGAATCTATACGTTTTATCACCGACTTTGTATTCAAAACCTTTGAACTCGTCGTTAAAAACCTCGTTGGTTTTATTTAAAAACGCTTCTGTTGCTTTTTCTGCTGTTTGTGATTCTTCGTTGTACCTATTGAAAAAATCAATTGCATCTTGTTGCTTACTCGTAAGCTTTGATCCAGCTTTGATATCTTCATAATATTTAGACTTTAAGCCGTCTAAGTGCTGTCTAGCGTCAGCAACTTGCTCTTTTAACGCTAGTTTTTTTCTTTTTATATCTATTTCCTTGTCTCTGTTTTCATCATAGAAAAACTTGTCTTCCATTAAAAAACTAACCTCTTCATTACTTAAGTGTGGTTTAGTTTTACTATAATACTCTCTTAATAAAGTGTCGTTATCTACGTCTTTATAATCCTTGTTTAACTCTACGTAGTCGTTTATGTCACCACCTGTTTCATTCATAAAATCCATCAATTTTTGAACATTTTCTGGTAGTTCAATTTTTGGTGGTTCTGGAGTTTTTACAACAGCTTGTTTTTCTTTAACCTCTTCTAACAAAGGTGTTTCTTCTTTAACACTCTCTGGTTTTTCAACCGGTGTAATCTCTTCAATTTTTTTATCTTGTTTTGTTTCTGGGTTTTTTAAATCTACCTTAACAACATCTTGTGCTTTTTCAGCTAAATCTTTTAGATTAACTTTAACAGTGTCGCTCTCTGTGTTACTTGTAAGTTTTTTAGGTTTTTTCTTTATCTTAAGTTTCTCAACGTTGTTGTCAACTTTAGGTTCTTCTTTAGCCACCTCTGGCTTTTTTGTTTCTTTTTCTGCCATAATAAAATATTATATAATTAATAAAATTGTTTACATCAATCCGCCTAACGATTCGTTTTCAAAATTTTTCGCAGACTTTTCATTGTTTCTTTGATCAATCAACTCGCTTTGTTGAGTTGCTTGCATTTTTGTTCTATTATCCTTACGATCCTCTTTATATCTTTGCATTTCAAACTCATCTGAACCGCCTTGGTTTTGCTCTAACTGAGTTTTAAGTTGATACTCTAACTGTAACATTTGTTGCTTTATTTGAGCTTCTTGCATCATTCTTTTTGACTCAAGATCTGCTTTTAATTGTTCTAATTGTATACTCATTTGAGAATCAGTTTGTTTTTTCTGCATTTCTAATTGAGCAGAGGCCTCTTGTTGTTGTATGTTTGCTTGGGCTTGAGATTGTTGCATCATCATTTGCTGTTGCTGATCTCTTTCCATTTTGTGTTTTCTTCTTACTTTTAAAAGCTGATTAGCTAGTTTTAGGTTTTTAACTTCTCTAATATCAATAGCATCTTCTAAATCTATAGTCTGTTGCCCTAAAGCTACTTGAATGTTGTTTTCAAGTATTTGTTTTTCTTCAGCGTCTGGAGTTAGCTCAATAAAAAGTCCAAAATCATAAAGATGTAAACTAGACATCTCTTCTAATGTAGAAACATTGTGAGCTCCTAGCTGTTGTATAAAAGCGTTTCTTGTAGGAGAATATTCTATTATATCAGATATTCTAAGAGACAATGACTCTGCTATTTCTTGAGTTAAGTGTCTACCGGCTTGCAATATATGTCTAGTTGCCGTGTTAGAATTTGCGGCTGCCATTTTTTGAACACCAACTAGTGAGTATTTTTCCGGCATGCTACCATCACTAGCTTCGTTAAGACCGGTTACATCTCTTATCATTTGTAAATAATAATTGTAAGTCTGTATTAAGCTTTGCATTTTACCACCACCATTTCCTGATTGTATCTCTTGTATTGGTATTTTTCCAGGGTTCATATCTCCATCTCCAGTAAAACTTCTACCAATAATACTACCTGTTTGGAAAAACATATTTAAAGCTTCTTGAGGGCTATAGTTAGTTCCATTGCCTAAATCAATTTCAGCTAAACCATCTGCGTCTAAGTATATTCCGTCCGGAACCATTCTAGACATTACCTGTTGAAGTTTAAGATGTGTTAACTGAATCATATCAGCAAAACCTGTTATTCTACCAACTAAAGACTCTATTTTATTATTGTAAAGCCTTGGAGCTACTATATGATAGTTCATTTTTACTTTTGTAAAATCACTTTTAGGACGCATCATGTTTTTAGCCATCTCCCATTTTAACAAATGTTTTGTACCAACAACTTTAACACCCTCAAATAAAACCTCGTAAGAATTTTGTATTTTTGAAAAATCACCTTGTTTTTCTTTTGGAGGATTAAAAGAATCGTCTTTTTTTATAGCTTTTTCACCTCCCGTACCAGTATTTTTAACTTTGTAAACATTGTTCATATAAGTCTTATAGTTAAAATATAAAACTTGTATTTTATTACTATCCTCGTCAGCCAAATGATTTGTGTTTAAGTATCTAGATCTAGAGCTTTTACCTTGTGTCAATTCTTTTAACTGAGCGTCTGTTAGACTTGGAAATTGTTTTTTAAGTTCGTTTATAGGTATTGTTTTTACTTCACCAACGTAATATATATCATCAAAATAAGGGGATTCTGTGTAAGAATAAACTAGTTTAGCCGGGTCAACATAATTAACAGTAACACCTTGGGAAGTATTAAACTCTGTTTTAGCGGCAGCGATACCTATGGTTGTTAGATCGTAAAACAATCGCTTTCTAGTTAACTCATATTTGTTACCTTCTAACAACATGTTGATTGCTTGCTCTTCTGCTATCTCAACTCCTTGTTTGTAAGTTAACTGCATGTGAAGATCTAATTCTTCTTTTGTTCTAGGTAAAGAAATTTCAGCGTTTTCAGTTATGTCTATACCGAGCTCTTTCATGGCTAGCTCGTTTAACGACTGTGTTTGCATATCTTTTAACAAAGACTTCATATGTGCGTTTCTTTTGCTAACACCATATTGATCTTGAGCATAAGCTTTTACACTATACATTCTTTCCGCTATACCATTTACAACTATATCTACAAACTTAGGTATAATTGGAACTGGTTTCCAGTCTAAGTTTAGGTATGATAAATCACCATTTATTGATAATTCATCTTTATATTTTTGAATCGACTGTTCTCCTCTAGCGTATAATCTTAACGTGTGAAAGTTGTTAATGTTGTTAGTGTATCTGTTGCTACCAAAATGACCACTACTTTTATTAAACCATTCGTTTTCGATAGCCTCACCAACCTTTAACCCGTATTCCCCACTTTTCTTTTCGCTATCACTAACGATTTGACTTGGGAAAGTATTTCTAATTAATCCAGCCATATTTATTTTTTAATTATTCTTGACACATTACCTTTGTTTGAATATTTAGCAATGTTTATATTTATTTTACTTTTTTCAATATTTGCGTTTGGCTTATATAAATGTCTATTACAAGCCATTATAGCTAAACCAGAACTAATAGAAGCATCGTACTTTGTTCTTTTTGTTATATCAAACTTAGCCCAATCATTTAAAGTTCTGTTAAAATATGTGTTACCATAATTACCATCACCTAAATGCCCAACGTATTTTTGAACATACATTTCTATAGCAGCTGCGTGAGCTTGTTTTATATCTTCACTTGAGTTTGGTATACCACCAACTTCTTTTTCTGCAACAGAAAGCTTATTCCAAGCTTTATCTGGTCTGTTCATACTAAAACCTCTATAACCTCTTCTTCTTAAATAATAGAGTAATCTTGGCTTGTTGTTTTCTGCTAATATTGGCATTCCGTAAAACACACATGCCATTAAAACATCTTCAAAAAACATTTCAGCTGTTTGCGGTCTAGCTATATATTCTAAAAAAAATTGATTTGGCGGGCAATCTTCCATGCTAAATCTTGATAAACCGTGTAAAGCCCCGTTGGAACCTCTACCATCAACAGTTCCTGATATATCGTAACTATCACATCCAAACGCGCCCATGTGATCATTACCAGGATATTTTATACCGTTTTTTATTATTATTTTATTCTGCAGTTCAGTGTTTGGTATCCAACTTACTTTAAACCTTCCTTTTGGGTCTGGATAAAACATTACTTGAGTATCTTTTATTCCATTAATCCATTGGAAACTACCAGTTGATATATTTGCTTTTTCACCAACACCGTCATTATAATCTATTTGCTCGTAAAGTTTAACTAAGTTAAATAAACTATTTAAAGCCTCATCTCTAAACGCGTGCTCTGTTGTTCTTGGAAATTGACGGTAAAATTCATTTAAAGCATCATGGTCAGATTTTAAACCTTCAACCTCATTTTTCCAGTAATCTATAATGCCATAGTCAATTAGTTCACCGTCGGGTCCGATAATTTCATTATCTGGGCTATCAAAAACAGGTTGTCCGTATTCGTCAATAAATCCTTCATAGTTCCATTCCATTGGGATAAAAAGAGAATATAAGCCAGACTTTGTTTGTCCATTACGATTTCTTTTTGTAACGTCTGAATCATTATAAAGTTTTTTAAAGTTATCACCTCCCTTGTCTAAAGCGTTTGAAGTACTACCCATCATACACTTACCAACAATTCTACTACCTAGTCGTAAACAAGTTTTTGTAACCCTCCAGTTGTTTAATATATTATCAGGTCTCTCCCACTTACCACTTTCATCGTGTACTAGTAGATTTAGTTTTTCACCATCATAACTGTTATCACCCGTATTCTTCCAATCAATAGTTGTATCTAATCCTTTTATTTCTTCTAGCTTTTCGTTAGCTGTTATTTTTTTTCTTGTAAATTTACTAGCTGGTACTCTGTAGGCTAACTCTGTTTTTGGTCTATCCATACCGTCTTGAACTGGTTTAAAAAAGAAAGGATAGTTTATACTTATAGGAACCACTTTGTCTGTAAACATTTTCTTTGCGTCTGATCCGGTTTTAGATAATATCCCATATCTACTATCACTTGCAAGTGTTGCTAAGTTAACTGTTTCTGCGCTTGACATAAAAGAAAAACCTGAACGCCTGTTTTTTAGGTAACACATACCGTAACATCTTTTATCTGCTTTACAGGCCTCCCAGAATATATAGAACAGTCTATTTGCCTCTCTAAAGTCTGGGGCGCCTACATCTATCTTGCTCCATTGCAAATACATGTAATGTGTGCCTGTTATCCACGTTGGTTTATTATTGTTCATAAACCAAAAACCTTCTTCTCTTCTTTTAAACTCTTCGTCTATATAATCGTACCATTGTTCTTTATTTTCTTCCGGATAATTTCTCCAGTCAAATATATTTTTTAAACGAGAAAGCTCTTTAGGTTGCTCTGATTTGACCCATTTGTTTTTTGGATGCTTGTATACTTCTTTAGGTGTTTTTGGTAAAGCTATTACTAGATTTTGTATTTCTATTATATCACCAATAATACCGTTATGAGACAACACTATTACATCATGCTCTTTGTTGTAACCGTACTTCCACTTCTTACCCCTGTTCATTCTGGTAATAGTGGTTTTCTTTATAGGTTCAACCGTTTTAACTAAACTTTGCTCGTACATTACTTAGATCTACCTTCTGCGAATCCTTTAAAGACTTTTTCCTTTCTCTCTTCAG